TGGGATTACTTCGGTCATTCAGCATATCGTCGATAATGTGACACTTACTGATGACTTCCTCCAGATCTGTATTGCTAAGTTTGGCAACATTAAGAATCAAGAGAACTCTGCAGGACAAGGCTCTGATGCTGAAGCATACAAAGACCCGAAAAGTATGGCGTCAGCATGCATGAGTAGAATGGGAATCGCTAACAATAGGTTGCGTTTGCAAGATGACATAATAAGAAGCCGTTACAATAGCATTTTGGCAGATACCAGCATGACTCAGTCGCAACGGCGTGAAGAGCTAAGCAAAATTTCAGTTTCGGAAGACAGCGAAGTTGGCACTGGAGCTAGGCAATTCCCTGCGAGCGGCGTCAAGACGATGCAAGAAACTGGTGAAAAACTGAGGGAGCTTCTCGAGAAGTTGGGGAAGCCACAGGATAAACAAATGTAACGGATTATAAAAAAAGTTTCACAAGACGCCGATAACTGGCTATCAATGAGAAAAATATGCAACGCAGGGCTAGCAAAAGAAGTTCGGGCACGGCAATGTTTTTGACGGCACATGGTAATCTCAGGTCATCCATACGGAGATCACACCATGACTGCGACCCTAAGCGCTGCGTTCGGCGCCATCCACGCACCACAACTTCGCCGAGTTAGACGGGAGGAAGTGGCGCGCCCAGCTTTCGACAAGCCGGACGCTTACGCCCAGCTGATGACGTGCTGGAGCGATTACATGCGCGTTGACGACCGGGACCTAGGCTCGCGCGGCATGAAGCTGGCCAGCGACGCGGAAGTGGATCACGACGTCCACGCGCAGCAACGCATCGCCGACTTGCGGATGGGCGAGACCGTCAATGCCATGGTCGACAGCCTGACGATGCAGCACCGCTGGGCGATCTATAAAAGCCAGGGCATTGCTTCGGCTTGGCGCTTCCCAAATGCCCGGTACGAGGATGTGTTGACGGATGCACGCGACGACCTCGAAAAGAAATTGCGCAACAATGTTGCAACTCGGCTGCACTTCTCGTAAACTGTGCGCATAGGGCGATTCTGCTCGCCTAGAAAAAAGCTCGAACCTTCAAACGTTCGGGCTTTTTTCGTTTACGGCCCACTTAGTAGATAGCTCTGGGGCTCGTTCGGCTCGCCTCACTCGGGGCGGGCTACCTACCTAATGAGGTGACACATGAAGTAATCACTGCTCCCGCATCTGGTCTTCACGTGAAAGCGCGACGAAACGCGCACGGGATCTCAGTTGCCCGATGAGTGCCGGAGCACCCGCCCGGCGATACTCAAGAGACGGCGCACACACACAATCGAATTTGACCTGGCATCGGCCAGAACAGGCGAGCGCTACCCAAGCGCGCCTCGTCGCTACACGCTGTAAGTAGCCGCCTCACTGGCGCAACCAGTGACCACACACCGGCCTTGGCCGCCTCGCTGTTCCCGTCTGGGACTTGAGAGGTAGCCGGCCGCTGTGTGGTGAAATGAGACGCAGGCGCGAATCGCCTGTTGAATCCTCCTTAGGCATTGCCGGGTGTAGCACCGGCCACCACTACTTGCCTCCTCCAGTCTCTCGGCTGGACTTCGCCGCCGTAGCGTTCTCGCTGCTGGCGGCTTTTTATTTCTGAGGTCGCCCATGTTCCAGCACTTCGCCGCGAATACAACCGGCAGGGACTTCGTCGTGGGCGACATCCACGGCTGCTTCAGGAAGCTCGAGGTTGAGCTGGCCGTCCTCGGGTTCGATTCAGCATGCGACCGGCTGTTCAGCGTTGGCGACCTGGTCGACCGTGGACCTGATTCCGAGCTGGCCCTCGAGTGGCTGAACAAGCCATGGTTCCACGCGGTGCGCGGCAATCATGAGCAGATGGCCATCGACGCAGTCGCGGGCAACATGGACGCTGGTTGTTATATCCAGAATGGTGGTGCGTGGTTCCTCAGCAGGACGGCACCTGAGCGGAAGGCGTTCGCCGATGCGTTCAACGCGCTGCCGATTGCGATCGAGGTGGAGACGCCGACGGGCCTCGTCGGCATCGTTCACGCCGACTGCCCGTTCGAGTCGTGGCCACGGCTGGAGGCCGCGCTTGCCGGTGGCTGCGCGCAGCTCGTTGCGGAGGCGTGCGCCTGGAGTCGTGAGCGCATCACGAGTAAGGATTGCTCGGGCGTCACGGGCGTGGCCATGGTATTCGTCGGTCACACCCCGGTGAAGCAGCCGACCTCGCTCGGCAACGTTCACTACATCGATACGGGCGCCGTGTTCGGCAAGGCGCTGACGATCCTGCAGTTCAATTAAGAGGCCAGCAATGGATCGAACAGTCCCGAGTCTGCGAGTGCAGATCGGTCAAGAGGTCGTGCTGCGCCGCGCCGAGGTTGAGGTGTTGTCACGCGATGCAGCCGGCAACCCGACCATCGTCCACATGCGGCCGCAAGTCCGGAAAGGCGAGATCCTGTGCGAGCGCCTGGGTGATATCCCGATCATCTTGACGGAAGGCGAGTGCGTCGCAGTGCTGCCGCCTGTCGAGCCCCTTGACTTCGACACCTGGTACCGCCACCGAATCAACGTCGCGCACGCCAAGTACATGGAGCGCACGTCTTATCACCCTTCATGCGACTGGCTGACGTTCCCTCCCGAAGCCATTGAGCGGTACATCAATGGGACTGGCATATGAATCCGACTGCCGAGATGTACCGCGACGAGCTGATACGCGCAGTTGTCCCTGATCGCCCGGCCATGCTGCGCCAGGTACACCAGCCCACCGTGCTGGAAGACTTCTGTAACTCGCTCGCCGATGGCTGCGAGGCTAAGCGTCTCTTGCGCGCCAAAGGATACGGGCAGCCGTGGATGACGCTCACCGAGATCGTCCAGCTGCTGCCGACTGCATCGGCGCCACCGACCCGCAAGGGCCGGAAGCGACGGCGCTGATGGCGAAGCTTCGCACCCTGCAATCCCGCCTCAAGCCTGCCATCAACACACGGCTCGCGCCGGCGCCGACCGCGACGGTCGAGCGGAAGCGCGGCAGTGCTGGCATGCGGGACCGAGAGCGCATCCGTCAGCGAGACTGCGGCCTGTGCCAGGCATGCAAAGCCAAAGGTCGAACAGCCGTCGGCGTCGCGGTCGACCACATCATCCCTCTCTGGGCCGAAGGCACCGACGAGGACAGCAACAAGTGGCTGCTGTGCCAGCCTTGCCATGACGCCAAGAGCGCCCACGAGGCGCGGCAGCGCGCCGCCGGCGGCCTGGTCACCCCATGGGGAGGGGGTATCTGAAGTCTGGGGCCGTCGGCCCTCGGACACCACCTTGTCTCTCACGCGCAGAAAAAATCCCCCTTGGAGGAATTTGTTAATGGCTTTAACAGGCAAAAAGCGAGCCTTCGCCGATGCCGTTTTGGCCGGGTTCTCGAATAAGGAAGCGGCAATTCGCGCTGGCTTCAGTGAAAAAACGGCGTCCGCTGCCGGGTCCCGAAATGTTAAAGACCCGGATGTTAAAGCCTACGTCGACGCGCACCGGAAAAACCCTGCAACGACTGGCGCGAAACTGCCGTCAGCAGCACCTGGGCCGCCGGACGATGCGGTCGAAATTCCGCACACTGTCGATCCTGTCGAATTTCTGACCAACGTCATGAATGAGCCGGCCGCAGACCTGCGGCTCCGGATCGACGCAGCGAAGGCGATGCTCCCGTTTAAGCATCAGAAGCTGGGCGAGGGCGGCAAGAAGGACCAGAAGCAGGAGGCAGCACAGAAGGCGGCGAGCCGGTTTGGTCGCGCCACCCCGCCGAAGCTGGTGGCTAACGGCGGGAAAAAGGTTTAAGCATGCAATGGTCCACAAGTTGCCCCGACTGGGAGCGGCGGCTGATCGGCAAGCAATCGATCATTCCCGCTCCGATCTTCCCGGACCAGGCTGAGGAAGCCCTCAAGATATTCAGGCAGCTCCGCGTAACGGACCTTCCAGGGAAGCCGACATTCGGCGAGTGTAGCGAAGCTTGGGTCTTTGACTATGTTGCCGCGATTTTCGGCGCATATGATTCCGACTCCGGCAAGCAGTTGATACGCGAGTTCGGGCTGCTGATCAGCAAGAAGAACACGAAATCTACAATCGCAGCCGGAATCATGGTCACGGCCCTGATGCTGTGCTGGCGCGAGGAGGAGGAGCACCTCATTCTAGCGCCTACCAAGGAGGTGGCGGACAACAGCTTCAAGCCTGCGGCGAGCATGATCCGCGCGGATGACGAGCTGATGGACATCTTCCATATCCAAGACCACATCCGAACCATCACGGACCGCACGACCCGCAACAGCCTCAAGGTGGTGGCTGCCGATACCGACACGGTCTCAGGCAAAAAGTCCGGCAAGGTGCTGGTCGACGAGCTCTGGCTGTTTGGCAAGCGGGCGAACGCTGAGGCGATGTTCATGGAAGCCCTGGGCGGCCAGGTGTCGCGCGATGAAGGATGGGTCATCTACCTGACAACCCAGAGTGATGAGCCCCCTGCCGGAGTGTTTCGGGAGCGACTGAACTACTGGCGTGACGTCCGCGACGAAAAGATCGACGACCGGAAAACGCTGGGCGTGCTCTACGAGTTCCCGCCGGCGATGATCAAGAACAAGGGCTACCTCGAGCCTGGTAATTTTTACGTTACCAATCCAAACATGGGGCGCTCTGTGAGCGCGGAATGGCTTGAGGATCAGCTTAAAAAAAACCAGAACAAGACCGATGGCACGCTCCAGCAGTTCCTTGCAAAGCATCTCAACGTAGAGATCGGACTCAATCTGCGGTCCGACCGCTGGGCGGGTACGGATTTCTGGGAGGCCGCCGGCGCCGTCAATGTCACCCTGGGCTACCTGCTTGAAAACAGCGAGGTGGTCGTGGCCGGCATCGACGGCGGCGGTCTGGATGACTTGTTGGGCCTGACACTGGTCGGTCGCGAGATCGCGACTGGCCGCTGGTTGACCTGGTCGCATGCTTGGTGTCATGAAATCGCGCTCGAGCGACGCAAAGAGATCGCTCCAGCGCTCCTCGACTTCAAGGCGCAGGGCGATTTGACGATCGTCGAACGACCTGGCGATGACGTCAAAGAAGTGGCGGACGTCATCTGTCGCGTGCGCGACGCCGGGCTACTCCCAGAAAAGAACGCAATCGGCGTGGATGCTGCCGGCATCACCGACATTGTCGATGAACTGGTATCTCCCGGCCGGGATATCAACATCGAGCAGATCGTCGCGGTCTCTCAAGGCTGGAGACTGAACGGCGCGATCAAAACTACCGAGCGAAAAATCGCTGGCGGCGACTTAGTGCATGGCGCCACACCCATGATGGCCTGGTGCGTCAGCAACGCGCGAATCGAGGACCGCGGTAACGCGATTTCGGTAACGAAGGCGGCCTCGGGCAAAGCTAAGATCGACCCGCTGATGGCTCTTTTCAACGCGGTGTACCTGATGGCACTGAATCCCGTCGCTGTGTCGACTCGCTCAATTTACGACGAAGGCATAACGATATGACCAAGCTTGACCTGATCACCTTCCTCGCCGGCCTCATTGGCCTGGGCCTGCTGA